CGCCAGGTCACCGGTCGGCTGCACCATCAACTTCGGGCCAGGCGCGTGGTCAATCACATAACCCAGCCAGTTTGCGCAGCCCTCCGTCTTGCCCAGCTGCGCGCCAGCCATCAGCACCACCCGTTGCACCGTGCTGGTAGTGCTCTCGATCACGATGGCCAAGCGCATCGAGTTATGGCCTGTTGAAAGGTTGACGCCGTATGAACGCAATGCGAGGACGCACAGCGTTGAACAGGTGGCACAGATCGCAGCGTCGATCGTGGAATTCGGCTTCACCAATCCAATCTTGGTGGACTCGAGCGATGGGATCATCGCTGGTCACGGCCGACTGGCGGCTGCGCAGGAGCTAAAGCTGCTGCAGGTCCCCGTGGTGGTGCTGGATCACTTGAGTGAACGGCAGCGCCGGGCATACATCATCGCGGATAACCAACTAGCACTTACCGCTGGCTGGGATGACGAGCTGTTAAAATCCGAACTCGGTGAATTAAACGAGCTTGGCTTCGACCTGACGTTGCTGGGTTGGGGCGAGGATCTTCCAGACTTCGCTGAGATGCCGGATTACTCGGTGCTGGACGAGGAGGACATGGATGGGCAGCTTGACGATATGGCCGCCGGCGTGAAGAAGGCTATCCAGATTGAGTTTGAGGCTGAGCACTACGAGGAGGCGCAGGAGCTGGTGAAGTTCTGGCGCGGCAAGGGCGGCTATGTGGGGATGATGGTCCTGGAGAAGCTGAGCGCGGAGAAGGCAAAACTGTGAAAACGATTGAACTGAAGCAGGTCGCGCACAACGTGAAGATTGGCGACCAGCCGAAGGAGCTGCCGCCAACGCTCTTCGAGGACAGCCTGTTCGTCGTGGATGGCAAACCGGTCGGCTTCTACCTGGCGCAGCTACCGGAACGGCTGACGAAGCTGGTGAATGTAGCCGATGCGGAGCTGAACAGTTCCCGAGTACCAAAGTCCGAGATGCGGCGTAGCAGCGGACTGCATGGCGACGGTGAGAAGGATGTTCGCCAGTACAGCTGCATCATCGGCAGCATCCCTCCGAAGCCCCACATGCGACGAAGCTACGCCACGAAGAGTAGCGTGCATGCGGTCGATAGTGCGCGTACGTTTGTTAAGGCAATGACAATGGCGGGTCGAGAATGCTTGACCACCGTTGAGCAGGTCTGTCCTGAGTTGCACGCGGTGCACCGCACAGCAGTTGAAGCGCGCGTACCAGAGGACTGGCGCTTCGCGGGCCTGTTCACCAGCAGCATCAGCAACTACAATATCGCCGCTCCTATTCATCGAGACAACTTGAATGTTAAGGGCGCAGTCAACTGCATAATCACAAAACGTCGGAACAGCACCGGCGGGAACCTGTACGTTCCTGATTACGACGTGACGTTTAACAGCGCGGATAACTCACTGCTGGTCTACCCAGCGTGGCGCAATATGCACGGCGTCACGCCTATCGTGCCAACACATCCCGGCGGCTATCGGAACAGCCTCGTCTGGTATGCCTTGGATGCCTTTAATTCTTTGTGATGATGCTGAATGAACGCTGCTGAGTACGCCAAGCATCGGGGCGTCTCGAAGATGACAATCTCGGATGCGATCAAGGCGGGCAAGATCCCCAGCGCGAAAAGGGTGGGCCGCGGCTTCGACATCGACCCGGTGCAGGCTGATCGTGAACTGGATGGCAACACAGCACCGGACCGCGGAGGTGCGAATGGCGGACCGGATATTGACGCGGCATTGCAAGCCCGCAAGGTACGGGAAGCTGCTATCCCCAGCTTTGCGGTGTCGCGAGCAGCGCGTGAAGCCTTCAGCGCAAAACTGACGGAGCTTGAGTTCCGGCAACGCAGCGGCTTAGTGGTGAATAAAGCCGAGCTGAAAATGAAGCTAGCCAAGTTGCACATGGCGGTGCGCGACAGCCTGCGAACTATCCCAGACCGGGTGGCGCCTATTGTTGCAGCCGAGACTGACCAGGCGAAGATCCACGCGATGTTGTTGAAGGAGATCGGGCAAGCACTGGAGGGATTGAGTGGCGGCATCAGCGATTGATGATCTGCTGGAGGTATGCCGGGAGGCGCTGCGCTTTGAGGCAGACCTTACTGTGAGCCAGTGGGCCGACAACCATCGGGTGCTGTCGGGCAAGGCAAGCGCGGAGCCGGGGCCATGGCGCACGGATCGCACCCCTTACCTGCGCGAGGTGATGGATTGTTTGAGCACTACCAGCACGGTGCAACGGGTGGTGCTGATGGCTGGCGCGCAGCTGGGCAAGACGGAGGGCGGCGCAAACTGGCTGGGTTATGTGATTGACCACGCGCCTGGCCCGATGTTGATGGTGCAGCCGACCGTGGACATGGCGAAGCGGCTGAGCAAGCAGCGGCTGGAGACGTTGATAAACGAGACGCCGACCTTGGCTGACAAGATCGCGCCAGCCCGATCCCGGGACTCGGGCAACACGATGTTCATGAAGGAGTTCCCCGGCGGGATGATGATCCTGACAGGTGCCAATTCTGCAACTGGCCTACGCTCAACACCGTGCCGGTACATCTTCCTCGACGAGGTAGACGCCTTCCCGAGTGACGTTGACGGTGAGGGCGACCCGGTAACGCTGGCCGAGCGGCGGAGCACGACGTTTAGCCGGCGCAAGATTTTCATGACCAGCACGCCAACGGTGAAGGACTTCAGCCGGATCGAGTCGGAGTATTTGCTGAGCGATCAGCGGCGGTTTTATGTGCCGTGCCCAATCTGCAACCACATGCAGTGGCTGCAATGGAAGCAGCTGAAATATGACAACAATGACCCGAGCACCGCGCAATATGAATGCGAGCGTTGTTGCGAACGGTTCTCAGAAAACCACAAGACGCGGATGCTGACCGCAGGTGAGTGGCGTGCGACGGCGCCAGGCGATGGCAAGACCGCTGGCTTTCACATCAGCAGCCTCTACAGCCCGCTGGGTTGGAAGAGTTGGGTGGAGGTGGTAGAGGACTTCCTGCGCGCGAAGGGCGATGCGCCGCGGCTAAAGACCTGGGTGAACACCGTGCTAGGCGAGACATGGGAGGAGGACTACACCAGCAAGGTAAGTGCCGACGGCCTGCTGGAGCGGTGCGAGCACTACCAGGCGGCGATGGTGCCTGATGGCGGGCTTGCGTTAACGGTGGGCGTTGACGTGCAGGACAACCGGCTAGCGATCAGCGTGTGGGCCTGGGGCCGGGAGGAGGAGGGCTGGCTGCTGGACCATCAGGAGATCTACGGCGACCCCTCGCGGCAGGAGCTATGGAAGCAACTGGACGAGGTGGTGCTGCGCGAATGGCCGCACGCGGTGGGCCCAGCGATGCGGCCTGATGTGGTGGCGATCGACAGCGGCGGGCACTTCACGGCGGAGGTGTATCAGTACGCTCGGGAACGCGGGCGCCAGGGTGTGGTGGCGATCAAGGGTCAGAGCCAACGTGGCAAGCCACCGATCGGCAAGGGCAGCAAGGTGGATGTGAACTACCAAGGGCGGACGTTGAAGCGCGGCGCGCTGGTCTATCCGGTGGGTGGTGACACGGTGAAGACAACGCTGTTCGGGCGGCTGAAGCACAACGAGCAGGGCGCTGGGTTCTTGCACTTCCACATGGGCACGACGGGCGAATACTTCGAGCAGCTGACGGCGGAGAAGCAGGTGTTGCGGTACAACCGCGGCGGGTTCCCGACGAGGGAATGGGTGAAGAAACCATCAGCCAGAAACGAAGCGCTGGACTGTTTGGTGTATGCCTATGCGGGATTGAACCTGATGTACCAGCGTTTTGACCGGCGGACGATCTGGGATCAGTTGGAGAAAAGGCTGGAGGGAACAGGCAAGAAGAAGAAGCCGGCGTTGCTAGGATCGAAACAACAGCCTCCCCTAGGGGCTGCTAGTGGCTTCGTGAGCAACTGGTAACCGTGAACCTCCCCGCGCAAATCCGAGCCGGTGACACGATCAAGTGGCGGGACGATGCTGGCGTGGACAATCTTGGGCTTGCGATCAGCAGTTCTGATTACACGCTGACGTATTACCTGCGGACGAATACGGCAAGCGAAGGCGCGACGGTGGTGGGCACTGCCTATGGCACGGGGTGGGAGTTCACGATCGCCTCAGGTACGAGCACGGCCTTCGATGCAGGGCAGTGGTTCTGGCAGGCGGTTGCGACAAAGACTGGCAGCACGGTGACGCTGGGTGCTGGGCAGCTGCAGGTGCTGGCGGCGCTGACCTACACGGGCTCACCTGGAGCAGTTGATGGCCGCACACAGGTGCAGCAAGACCTTGCTGCGGTGCAGGCTGCGATCCGCGCGATGGTCAGCGGCGGCGCGGTGGCTGAGTACACGATCGGCACCAGGCGGCTGAAGAAGATGGAGCTCACCGATCTGCTGCAGCTCGAGGGCAAGCTAAAGGCTGAGGTGAAGCGTGAGCAGGCGGCGGCATTGATCGCCAATGGCCTGGGCAATCCGTTCAATCTGTTCGTGAGGTTCTGATGGGTCTACGCACGCGACTGTTTCGGGCGATGGGCTTCCAACCGGTGAAGCCACAGCGTCGGGCGTACCAGGGCGCACGAATGAGCCGCCTGACGGCTGACTGGATAACGAGCGGCACCAGCGCCGACAGCGAGATCAAGTCCAGCTTTAAGGCATTGCGCAACCGTGCGCGGCAGCTGGTGCGCGACAACGACTACGCCAAGCAGGCGGTACGCGCGATCCAGAACAACGTGATCGGGCATGGCATCCGGCATCAAGGTCAGATCAAGATGCTGGGCGCTGATCAGCTGGATGAGGTGATCAACGGTCAGGTGCATGAGCAATTCGAGCGGTGGATGCACAAGAGCCGCTGTGATGTGAGCGGGCTGCTGGGCTTCCATGACATCGAGCGGCTGCTGGCGCGAAGCATGGCCGAATCGGGTGAGGTGTTTGTGCGGATGATCCGCCAGCCATTCGGTGACAGCCGGGTGCCGTTTGCGTTGCAGGTGCTTGAGGCCGACTACCTTATTGATGACGACGTGCCACAGGCGGCGAGCGGCAACACGGTTCGGATGGGCATTGAGGTTGATAGCTACCTGCGGCCGCAGGCGTATCATTTCTACGCCAATCACCCGGGCGATGCCTATGCGGGCAATCCTCGGTCAAGTGGCAAGAGGCTCCGGGTTCCTGCTGATGAGGTGATCCACCTGTTCCTGCCAGAGCGGCCGGGCCAGACCAGAGGCGTGACCTGGTTCGCTACGGCATTGATGCGGCTTCACATGCTGCAGGGTTACGAGGAAGCCGAGCTTGTGCGTGCACGGGCCAGCAGCGCACTGATGGGATTCATCACCAGCCCCGAGGGCGAGCTGATGGGTGATGCGGTTTATGAAGGCGAGCGGGTCAGTGAGTTCACCCCGGGTGTCTTCAAGTACTTACAGCCCGGCGAATCTGTAAGCGTGCCTGATCTCAACTCACCTGATGGCCAGCTGGAGCCGTTTACGCGGTCGATGCTGCGGGCCGTGGCGGCTGGTATTGGCGTGAGCTTTGAGAGCATCAGCAAGGACTACAGCCAGAGCAACTACAGCAGCAGCAGGTTGAGCCTGCTTGAGGAGCGCGACACGTACAAGGTGCTGCAGCGCTACATGATTGAGAACTTCCACCAGCCGGTCTTTGAGGCATGGCTTGAGATGGCGGTGCTCGGCGGTGCGCTGAATCTGCCTAGCTACGAGACCAACCCCGACCGCTACCGGGCGAGCAAGTGGGTGCCAAGGAGCTGGGAGTGGGTGGATCCGCAGCGTGAGGTGAACGCCTACAAGGACGCGGTGCGGAGCGGCTTCAAGACGCTGGGCCAGATCGTGGCGGAGCAGGGCGGCGACCTGGATCAATACCTCGCAGCACGTCAGTCTGAGCTGGCCAAGCTGGACGAGAAGAACATCATCCTCGACACCGATCCGAGTGTGGTCAGCGCGGCCGGTCTGATTCAGTTCAGGCCACAGGGAACGGTCGATGCGTTCGGCGATACGGCAACACCAGCGGGAGAAGAGGACTATGAGGAGCTGTCAGTGCTTGAGGATGCAGTCGAGGAGGAAGACTGATGGCAAATGTCAACGGCACTGAGATCGACCTGATGCCTACCGATGGGATGCGCACGGAGGCGGAGCGCTACCGCGGGTGGAAGGCTGACGGCGAGCCAGGCGGCACCGAGGTGGCAGCAGGCAGGGCCAGCCAGATCCTGTCGGGTGATGAGCTAAGCCCTGACACCGTGATCGCGATGTCGGCATGGTTTGCGCGGCATGAGGTGGACAAGCAGGGCGAAGGGTTCAGCCCTGACGAGGACGGCTACCCATCACCAGGCCGTGTGGCATGGGCAGCATGGGGCGGCGATGCTGGCCAGGTATGGGCTGACGCGAAAGCCGATAGAATCAAGGCATTGCAAGAAGATCGCGCGATGGCTGGCAACCGGGCTGAACCTAATGAATTGAGCGAGGGCGATTTCGTTCAGTGGGATTCCAGCGGCGGTACAGCACGGGGCCGCATCGAAAGCGTGATGCGAGAAGGTTCGCTGAATGTGCCTGGCACTGAGTTCAGCATTGATGCAACCCCTGAAGATCCGGCTGCGCTGATCAGGATTTACAGCGAAGGCGATGAAGGGTGGGAGGCGACCGAGACGATCGTGGGCCACAAGTTCTCAACGCTGACAAAGATCGCATCATTGCGGTCGCTGGAAGGTCGCTACAAGCGCAGCGAGCTGACCACCTTCGACGAGGTGGAGGAGCGCACCTATGACTTCCCGTTCAGCTCTGAGTTTCCCGTTGCCCGGTACTTCGGCAACGAGATCCTCAGCCATGAAACCGAGGCGGCTGATCTAACGCGGCTGAATGATGGCGCCCCACTGCTGTTCAACCACAACCCAGAGCGTGTGATCGGGGTGGTTGAGCGTGCCTACATCGACGGCAACAAGCGCCGCGGCTATGCCCGGGTGCGCTTTAGCCGCAATGCTTTCGCCCAGGAAATCTTGGGCGATGTGAAGGATGGCGTTCTCCGAAACGTCTCCTTCGGCTACTCCATCGACAAGATGGAAGAGCGAGGCAGCGGCGACTATGTTGCTA